AAGTTTGTTTCGGCCACTAGACGCACAGCGACTGGTGAGGAGACGCCATAGCGACTTCGTGCCGAAACAAAAGACTCACCCAAGTAAACGAAGGCCGGATACGAGCCGGACACTTGTGATGGTGAGACTCAGCAATTCGATGGCTGATAAAGTCGCGCCCCGATAGGCGCGCATAAAGGACCGACACCACCCCGTTGGTCCCGTGTGACAAACGTAGTCACACGTTATGTGGGTGAACCAAAGGGCGGCTCCTGCCTGCACTGTAATATTCAGTGCTGAAAGCGTAGCAAAGGGTCTTTGTCGGTTTTCTTCCCAAGGCCAAAAGAAAGCCAAGAATTTTATGTGGGCCTGTAGCTCAGCTAGAGAGAGCGCTCCCCTTGCACGGGAGAGGTCACTGGTTTGATCCCAGTTAGGTCCACCAAGTTTGTAGCGCTTGCAAAGGTTTAGACGAACTTTGCCGCGCAAAATCATCCATAAGTCATACCCAAGCTCAGCGCTGAAAAGCGTCTGGGCTTTTTTTGTGCTCATTTTCAACCAACGCTCGAAAGCGCAGACTGCGCGGTGGGCCTTGGAGAACTTCCGTGAAATCGGATCGCACGTTGAAAAAACACTATGATCGAATCAATAAAAGATTCTTTCAAGGAGAACTTCCACAAAACACCTGCGTACGCTGGCTCGACCCAGATGAAGATGACCCCCGGCTGGAAGATAAACTTTTTGGGTATACGGATTTGGCCAATGATGGTTACCACAAATACCAGATCGCCCTCAGCAAAAAAATGTGTGGCCCCGCCAGTGCTCGGGCGACCACGCTCATTCATGAAATGATTCATGTTTATACGGGAATGCGGGATGATCATGGACCGGCCTTTGAATCTGCTAGGCAGATGCTTAGCGACCGAGGGATTTACAAGAAGGGCGCAGTGATCAAGGGACTAACGATCTTTTAGCAGTAGAACACTATCACAAGGAGACTCAGATGAGTATTGAAACAGTAGTGAATTCAGTAGAAACAGAGGTTGTCAAGGTAGCCGAGGAAGTCAAGGCAGAAGTTGTCAAAGTTGCCGAGGAAGCCAAGGCTGAAGTGAAGAAACTTACGCAAGAGTTGACCGCTGAAGAAAAGCTGGCCATTCGTGAGATTGAAAATGCGTATTTGAAGGCACAGATGGAAATCAACCGTCTATCCACGATTACGCAGAAGGCCCAGAAGGATTTCACTGCGGAAGTCGAAGCGCTTACCAAGAAATATGTGATTTCTCCGGTAGATTATCTGTTTGATAATGTAGCCCTGTTGTTTCGTCGCAAGTAAGGAGTACCATGGAAGACTCAGAAATAAAGATCGAGGAGAAAGCGGGGGAAGAAAAGACCCCCGCTGTCTCTATCGAGATGGTTCATCACTTGGGCACAGAACACCTAAGCAAGCGCATGCGCGGAGAGAATGGAAAATTCGTAAAGCAGCCCAAAACCTTGCCAAAGTCTCTGGATGTTACTAGGCTTTTGCGCAACTTGCTGAACCAGCCGCTGGCTGATGCAGACGGGAAGATGGTCAGAGGTGGGGCGACTAGGCTACGAAAGATGTTTGACAACATCTTCACCATTGCCACTCTGGACCCAGAGCAACCCGTGCTCGACAAATTTGGAAACATAGTGTATGTGGACGGAAAGCCCCTCACTCAGAAGGACGCCAAGATTGCCATGGCTTCTGTGCAGGCTTTCAAGGAACTAATGCTCAGGGCTTACGGAATGCCCAGTAAAAGCGATGAAGAACTTGAGTCTATGAAGACTCAGGCCGTAAAGGTCGTTATTCTCCAACACCCCGACATGATGGACAAAAATATCTACGAGGAGAAACCTAGGGAAACTCTGAAGCCCGCATTCATAGACGCGGAGATCGTAGAGAACAAGTAAGGACTCAGTACCATGCCACGAAAAAAAATAGTGGAAGAAAAAGAGCGCCCAGCATACTTGAATGCAGATGGCACTCTTGATGTAAGCAAGATTTTCACGCACAATGTCAAGCAGACAGAATTGTTGCAGATACGTACGCGTGATGGCTTCCCCTACATCATGGCTAAAGCTCCACAGTGTCTCAGCGTCGGGGGGTTCCGATCAGGAAAAACTGTTGGATGGCTGATGTACTTCGTCATGAACTACTGCTTGGCCTACGAAAACTGCGACATCCTAGTTCTTCGTAGAACCTTCAAGGAATTAGAATCGGGAGCGATAAAAGATTTTCAGACGTTCGTGCCGCCAGAGCTTTATAAGTACGACCAGACCAAGCACGTTGCCACATTCATGAACGGCTCACGAGTTGTTTTTGGACATTGTCAAAACAATAAAATGCGTGACATCGAGCAATATCTCGGTAGCGCGTACCCCGGAATCCTTGTTGACGAATGCGGGCAGTTCTCTTCGGAAGCGTGGGGCATGTTGTACTCGCGTAACATCGTGAACGCAGCATGTATGCCAGACGTCCACGGGCACTTGCCGATACCTGTGATTGTTGGTTGTACAAACCCTCTTGGTCCTTATTACGAGTACTACCGTACCGTGTTTGTTCAGAAGGAACCCTTTGAGAAGCCCGAGAACGCCAAGCAGGACACAAAGGGAGCGTGGTGGGTTCCAGAGACCGGCGACTGGAAAACAAGCACCGATCCATTGAACATTTATGACCCCGCGCTCTATGCTTATCAGCGTTCGACGGCTATGGATAACCCCGCCTTCTTACAACGCGACCCGGGATTCATAGCCCGCATGAACAGCCTGCCAAAAGCGCAGCGCGACAAGAAACTTCTAGGGTTGGATGGTGCTGTAGAGGGTCAGTACTTCGAGTGTTTTGATCCTTACGAGCACGTTATAAACCTCAGGGAAGACCCCGAGGCTATCATTTGGCAACCGTGGCAGCCTGTATGGGGTTCACAAGACTGGGGCATGGGGCACGCAAACGCGGCCTATTTGTTCACCAAGGCTCTTGTGAAAACCATAGGGTCAAACTACAAACTGAAAACCGTTTGCTTTAGAGAAACAGTCACCTCAGGAAAAAAGACTGACAAAGAATGGGCCTCGTTGTTCAAGAGCATGTGCAAACTTCCCAACGGGGAAGCAGTGAGGCCAAAGGCCATATTCTTCTCTCACGAAAAGTTCAATAAGCAGATGAAGTTGCACTCTCCCGCTGACGAGTACTCCATCGAACTGCGTGAAGTAGGTCTGCCAGCCGTTACACGCGCCACGCCAGATCGTGTTGGTGGTGCGTCGATGATCTACAACATGCTAAGAAACGGAGACCTCGTTATTCTTGACTCTTGCAGAGACATCATCAGTGCTTTTCCATCCTTGATGCGTGATCCAGATAACATGGATGACGTTTTGAAAGTCTCGACACGAGGTGATGACTGCTATGACGGCTTCCGTTACGGAATTTATGGCATGTACAAGCCTCGCAAGGAGCCTGAAGAGAACGCGATTGAAGAACACGCGAAGACTCTCACTCCGTTTGAGGCATATTTCTATCGCTTGAAGATGAAAAACGAGAAAGAGCACAGAGAAGCGTCGTTTGTGCAGAAGGAGCAACCAGTATGGATGTCGAAAGCAGGAATGTAGAGTCCCTTGGAAAGCGTATTCGGCAGTTTTTCCGCGATCTGTTCGGCTCCAGAGTTCTGGTGCATCTTGAACTTGAGAAAATTCAGTTGCGAGAGGACTACGAAAAACGATTGCAGGACAAAGATGTGGTGATTGCGTCTCTCCGAGAGGAAAAAGCGCTGCTCATGTCCAAGATCACTGTATATGAGATGGCAATTATGCCCCATGCATCACGTACGGGTGCAGAAGTCGTGGCATACCAGAAGCCAACCAAGCCTGCATTCAATTTCTTGGAGATTCCACCGGAAAAAACTCGTTGGCAGAAGGTACAAGAAGAGCACGACGCACAAATGATAGCAGAGTTGGCCGCAGAAGCGGCAAAGAAGTCTGAAACCTCCGCAGCGACTGCTGCATAAGGAAAAATCAATGGCAGAAAAAGAAAAATGCAGCGGAGAACTATGCCACGTCGCTATTTGCTGCGTTGAGAATGGCTACAAGATTTCGTGTAGTTACGAACCTGAGAAAACCATGTCCATGCGGGCTGGTTGGGTTCCTTGTCCGGCATATGAGGACAAAACGTACGTGGAAAAGACTAAAGATGCGGTTTTGAAGCGTCTCAAAGAGATTTTGTAGTAACGGCTGAGGCCGAGGAGATCAAAAATGTTCAAAAGTAAAGATGGAAAGTCCTTTGGTTCGG